GCAGCACCTGCAGCACCTGCAGCACCTGCAGCCGTGGAAGCAGCTGCGCGGGAGGCAGCCACCAGCCGGGCCAACGACCTGCCCGAGCCGACCGATGCCCAGAAGGAGGCGGGCAACTACAAGAAGGGCCACGTCCGCCTGAACGGCCTGGACATCAGCATCGAGAACCCGGCCGGCAGCCGCCGCCGGCCTGAATGGCCGCCCCTGAAGAACCACTACGGATACTTCAAGGGTTCTGTGGGCGCGGACAAGGACCATGTGGACGTGTTCATGACTGACCGCGCGAGCGACCCGGACCTGCCGGTGTTCGTCGTGGACCAGGTGAACCGCGATGGCTCGTTCGATGAGCACAAGGTGGTGCTGGGTGCGGCCGACGAGGCCGATGCGCGGGCCACCTACCTCGGCAACTATGAGAAGGGCTGGACGGGCCTCGGCGCGATCACGCAGATGACGCAGGACGAGTTCAAGGCCTGGCTGCGTAATCCGGCGAAGACGAAGAGGCCGGCCGGCACGCTGCCCGGCGCAGCGCCTGTGCCCACGAAGAAGCCGCGCGGCGTCCTGGCCAAGAAGGCCGCGGCCGAGGAGGTTGCCCGCGCCGACTACTTCACCCCGGGCAACATCGTGAAGGGCTACGGGGATAGCCATGTCCGCGTGGTTTCATACACGCCGGCCAATGCCGATGGCGTCTGGAGCGTGACGGTACGCCAGGTGGAGAAGCAGGGATCAGGCTGGCAGGATGTGCCGGGCGTGCGCGAGCGCAGCCATGCCACGCAGCCCAGCGCACGCGAATTGAAGGCCGGGCCGGTGGAGCGCACTGAGGAACTGCCATTCCGCCGTGGCGAGGCCGAAGGCCAGGGCCTGACCGATGACCAGATGGCCAACCTGCTGCGCATCATGCGGCCCGAGCCGGCGGCGTTTTCCGATGCCGCCCGTGCACAGGCCGTGGGCCAGGTGCGCGAGACGGTGGATGCCATCCGCAAGGGTTGGAGCAACGGGCCAGAAGTCGTCGTGGCCTTCGACATGAACGACCCAGCAGTGCCCGAGGCGGCGCGGCGCGCGGATTTGCGCCAGCGCAGCGGCGGCGCCAGCGGCGCGCCCGAGGGCTTCTACTGGCGCGGAAAGGCCTACCTGCTGGCCAGCAAGCTGAACACGCCGGCCGACGCGGCCCGCGTGCTGCACCACGAGGTTCTGGGCCACCACGGCCTGCGCGGCATGTTCGGGCCGGAGCTGAACAAGATCCTCAACCAGGTGGCCACCATGCGCCAGGCGGAGGTGGCGGCGAAGATCAAGGAATATGGGCTGCGCGGCGTCACTGACCTGAGCCGGCGCCATGCGGCCGAGGAAGTGCTGGCAGAGATGGCCGAGAAGACGCCGCAGCTGCATTTCGTGCGCCGTGCCGTGGCCGCCATCCGCAACTGGCTGCGGGCCAACGTGCCCGGGTTCAAGGGTCTGAAGCTGAGCGATGCCGACATCATCCAAGGCTACATCCTGCCGGCGCGCGAGTTTGTGGAGCGCGGGCAGCGCGCCGCGACCGACCGCATCGAGCCTGTGTTCAGCCGGTCGGACTCGCCGGCCATCACTCCGGATGCCATCATCGGCAGCACGCTGGGCAGCGCATCGAAGCATCCCGACTACGCTGCGGCCAAGGCAGGGGACGTTGCAGCCGCGACGCGCCTGGCCGTGGACCTCGTGACGCCTGAGATGGCGGCGAAGGTGGCAGCTGCGCTGGGTGGTGCGCGGCCGCGCGTGCTGCCGGTGGCTGCCGAAGAGTCCAGTGGTCGCAACAAGATCCCGCGCGCCGTGGCCGAAGTCCTGGCGGCACGCCTGGGCCTGGAAACGACGACGGGCATCGTGCAGGCGAATCGCGCGCGGCGCACCGGCCTGGATGGACTGGACCGCATCTTTGCACCTGTCGATTTCGCGGGCACCGTAGAGCCGGGCGACTACCTCCTGGTGGATGACACCCTCACGCAGGGAGGCACGTTCGCGGCCCTGGCCAGCCACATTCATGAAGGTGGAGGCAATGTGGTGGGCGTGGTTGCGTTGACCGGCAAGCAGTACAGTGCAAAAATCCAGCCCTCTCCCGAAACCCTGGCCTCCCTCCGTCAAAAACATGGTGACCTCGAAGACCAATTCCGCACAGCCACAGGCTACGGCTTCGACGCGCTCACCGAGTCTGAGGCCCGATACCTCTCGCGATTCGAGCCGGCTCAGCGACTCCGAGATCGAATCGCTGAAGAAGGACGACGCGCAGGCGAGCGCGCAGATCAAGGCAATCCTCGCCAAGGCGATGCAGGCGACGAACTGAGCTTCAGCCGCTCACGGCTTTCGGAGATCAAGGACAGCGCTCTGGACCAGCTCCAGAAGACGATGTCCCACCCGGGCAAGGTCTCTGTCTGGGACAAGACCATCGGCACCATGCGCCACCTGGCCGAACGCGCGCCAGCTTTCAAGCCGGTCTACGAGACCGCCCAGCGCAATATCGATGACGTGTCTATGCTGGCCAACGATGCGGCCGACCGGGCGCCGCGCCTGCTGCCGCGTGTGGACACCATCGGCGACCTCGTGGGCAAGAACCGCAAGACGCCTGTTTCCGCCGTCGACAACAAGGCCGTGGCGAAGCCTCTCTTCGAGGGCACGCTGCTGTGGGGCAGGGACGTGGACGGCAAGGCCGTGCTGGTGGACGAGCTGACCAAGAAGTACGGCAACCTGCCCGCAGACGACAAGGCCCAGCTGCTGCTGCGTGCCGGCCGTCTGGACGACCGCATGCTGCGCGCCTGGCGCGGTCTGCCGCTGGCCCAGTACGAAGCGCTGGTGAATTCGCGCTTCGAAAGCAAGATGCTCAAGGCTGGCGCGGTCTGGACGGATGCCGAGCTGCAGACGATGTTCGGCGCCACGCCCAACCAGATTGCCCTGTACCGCGAAGCCCGCGCGGCCATTGACCGCTCCATCGACATGACTGCCCGCGCGGACATGATGCGCGCGCTGGGCGACGAGTACGCCGGCCTGCGCGACATGGTGCTGGACGCGCCCAAGCTGTCCGATGCCCTGGAGCTGCTGACCACCACGCTGCAGGAGGATGCCAAGGCCAAGCCGGACCTGGCCGAACTGCTGCTGCAACTGAACAACATGGTGGTGGACCGGGCGGCCACAGCCAAGGACCTGCAGGACGCGGGGTATGCGCCGCTGTCGCGCTTCGGGCGGTACACGCTGGACGTGGTTGACCAGGAGGGCAACCGCCAGTACTTCGGCATGTACGAGACCATGAAGGACGCCAACCTGGCCAAGATCCAGATGGCCCAGGCCTTCCCCGGAGCGGTGATCACCCAGGGCACCATGAGCCAGCAGTCCTTCAAGCTGTTCGCGGGCATCACTCCCGAGACACTGGAGATCTTCAAGGACATGGTGGTGGGCAAAGAGGCCGACGCGGCCACGCGCAAGGTGTTCGATGAATACCTGAAGCTGACCAAGAACAACCACAGCGCCTTGAAGCGCCTGATCCAGCGCAAGGGCATCGAGGGCTACAGCCAGGACGTGGGCCGCGTGGTGGCCAACTTCATCTACAGCAATGCGCGCCAGGGCGCGGCAGGCCTGAATGCCGGCACCATGGATCGCGCGATCAACGACATTCCGAAGGAGCAGGGCGAGCTGAAGGACCTGGCCATGGGCCTGCGCAGCTACATCCGCGATCCCCAGGAAGAGGGCCAGGCCGTGCGCGGCATGCTGTTCGCGCAGTACCTGGGCGGCTCGCTTGCCTCGGCCGTGGTCAACATGACCCAGCCCTTTGCGGTGACGCTACCCTGGCTCAGCCAGTTTGGCGGCATTCGTGCGGCCAGCGGCCAGATGGCGCGGGCCTTGAAGGACATGGGCACGCGCGGCATGAAGTACGAGACGGACCTGGCCCACGCGCTGAAGTCTGCCGAGGATGACGGCGTGGTCTCCCCGCAGGAAGTGCACCAACTCATGGCCCAGGCGCGCGGCGCGGGCGGCCTGCGCTCTGGTGACGGTACGCGGGCCGGCGATGCGCGTGCGGCGGCCGGCAATGCCTGGGAACGCGCCAAGGTGGCCTGGGGCCAGCCATTCGCACTTGCCGAGCAGTTCAACCGGCGCTCCACCTTCATCGCGGCCTTCCGAATCGCCAAGGCACAGGGTATGGGTGACCCGGGCGCCTTCGCGCGCAAGGCCGTGCTGGAGACCCAGTTCGTCTACTCCAAGGCCGCGAAACCTGTTTGGGCACGCGGCGCCGTGGGCGGAACCCTCTTCACCTTCAAGACCTATTCCGTCAGCTACCTGGAGCTGATGCAGCGGATGTGGAAGCAGGGAGGGCCAGAGGGCAAGCGCGCGGTGGGCTGGGCCCTGGCCATGCTGCTGCTGATGGGCGGTGCGGGCGGCGTGCCCTTTATGGAGGACGCAGAGGACCTGATCGACGGCGTGGGCCAGATAATGGGCTACAACCTCAGTTCCAAGCAGTGGCGCAAGGAGGCCCTCGCGGGCATCGTGGGCAAGGAGCTGGCCGAGTTCCTGGAGCAAGGTGTCTCGGGCCTGCCAGGCGCGCCCATCGATGTTTCCGGGCGCTTGGGCATGGGCAACCTGCTGCCCGGCACCGGCCTGCTGTTGACCAAGCAGAGCCGCGAGCGGGATCTGCTGGAGGTGGCCGGCCCCGCCGGTGATCTGGTGATGCGCGGGTTCACTGCTGGGCGCAAGGTGCTGACGGGCGACGTTGCTGGCGCGGCGTTGGAGGTATCGCCCACGGCCGTGCGCAATGCGTTCAAGGGCGCGGACATGGCCGCCAGCGGCATGTACAAGGACACCAAGGGTTACAAGGTGATCGACACCACGCTGTCCGAGGCGATTGCCAAGGCCGCCGGCTTCCAGCCCAAGAGCGTGGCCGAGGTGCAGGAAGCCAACAGCTTCATGCAGCGGTCCAAGAGTTTCTACAGCCAGACCAGCAGCGAGATCAAGGCGCAGTGGGCGGATGCGCTGTTCCGCAAGGACGAGGGCGCCTTGGCGCGCGTGCGCGAACGGCTGGCCGATTGGAACAAGAACAATCCGGAGCAGCCCATCGTCGTGAAGATGCCGGACATCTGGAAGAAGGTCCGCGAGATGGGTAAGGACCGGACAGACCGCATTGCGGACAACTCGCCCAAGGCGCTGCGTCAGCAGATGCGGGAGATGGCAGCGGAGGCGCGATAGCACTTGCCCCTTGCAGGGTTGGCCTTGAAAGGGCGGCATTGGAAGACTGCGGGAATTCACTTCGCAGGAGCTTCCAATGTCGAACACCAGCTATCCGAAGGGCATGGAGAAGCTTCTCTCCGGCTCCATCAATGCCTCCACTGACACCTTGAAGGCCGCGCTGCTGCCCAGCGGCTACGCCTTCAGCGTGTCGCATGAGTTCGTGAGCCAGCTCGGCTCGATCATCGGCACGGCCCAGCCCCTGCTCAACAAGACGATCACCGGCGGCGTGCTGGACGCGGACGACCTGGACTTCGGCGCCCTGGCACCGGGCTCGACCATCGGTTCGGTCGTGATCTTCAAGGACACGGGCAACACTTCCACGTCTCCCGTGCTGTTCTTCTTCGACACCGTGACCGGGCTGCCCATGTCCACCAACGGCGGCGCCGTGACCATTCCCTGGGACAACGGCGTCAAAAAGATCGCGCGCATCAACCTGCCGATCTACCCGAAGGGCGCGGAGAAGATGTGGGCGGGCTCCATCAACTTCTCTGCAGACGACATCAAGGTGGCGCTGTTGCCCAGCTCCTACGTCTACGACGCTGCCCACGAGTTCCTGCCGGACGTGGGTGCCGTGATCGGCGCGGCCCAGGCGCTTGCCGGCAAGTCCGTCGCGGGCGGTGTGTTCGACGCTTTCTCCGTCAACTTCGGCGCGCTACCCACCGGCTCCACCATCGGCAGCGTGGTGCTCTACAAGGACACGGGCACGCCGGCCACGTCGCCGCTGATCGCGCGCGTGACGGATGTGCTGGGCCTGCCGCTTGCAACCAATGGTGGCGGCCTGGTGCTGGGGTGGTCTGGTGGAACCGCGCGCATCTTCTCGCTGGTGCCGGCGTAAGGAGGCAGGGCCATGGACCTGTTCTCCAACAACGCCGAGACCGTGCTGGCTTCGGCCCTGACCAACGACAGCGGTGATCCGGGGTACGGCACGATCGTGACCACGGGCGCGGGCCTGGACGGCTTTGCCAACCCCAGCGGGACGCGCTCCCTGCGCGCGACCATCACGGACGCCACCATGCCCGGACAGTGGGAGGTGGTGCGGATCCGCCAGATCGACGGCGTGAATCTTGTGGTAGATCGCGGGATCGAGTTGCCATGGGATGCCGGCGGCCCCATGGCTTGGCCTGCTGGTGCCAAGGTCAGCGTGCGGCTCACGGCGGGCATGCTGGAGTCCTTCATGCAGATGCAAGAGTCGGGCTTCTTCGGCCAGGTCCTGAGCGGCGCTGACCGGTTCGCGGCGCTCGGCTATCCCGCTCTCAAGAGCGCGTGGCCGCAATTGCTGGCGAACCCCACGTCCGACTGGCACCGCGCGGGCAACGGCCTGCCCATCGTGGGCGGCTCAATGTTCGTGGACCTGGGCACGCCGCCGGCTTGGGCTGCGGGCAACTTCGCCCACGGGGACGTGGTGGTGCCTGGCACACCCGATGGCTGCCAGTACTGGGCCTGCACCAACCAAGCGAACGCCGTGTATGCGGATGCGGTGCCGGACTTCCAGGGCATGGGCACGCATGTGCCGCTGGACCCCACCTATCCGTCGTTGGGCTACTGGGTGCCAGTGCAGATGCCGGTGGACCTGCTGGTGCGGCTGGAGGGCGTGCGCATCGTGGTCGAGGAAGTCGGGTTCATCGCCCGCGTGGTGACGGCCAGCACGCCACCAACGGTCTCCATCGGCTCGGACCTCGGGTTCTCCGATGCGCGGCCAACGCGCTTTGCCAATGCGGTCTCGCTGTCGCAGATCACGGCCGGCGGCGAGTCCCACCGCATCCCCATCGCTGTCGGCGGGCAGTTGTCGGATTCCCTGACCTTCCGAGTCGACACGCCTGCTGCTGGTGGCCGGTTCTCGGGCCGGTTCTACTGGCGTGGGTTCTACGTTGAGATCTCATGAGCTACCCACTCATCAACGGCGCAGCCATCAACGGCGAGGAGGCTGGCGAGGCCACGGTTGGTATTGATCTGGTGACCTTTGGCCAAGCCGTCGCCGTGCCTGCACTGTTGGCAGCCGGCGCGCAGCCGATGGAGCTGGGCACGCCGCGCATCGTGCTACCCCTGCGCCCGCCAGGCCTGGATCTGGTGAGCTCCGGGCAGGCCACGGCGCGCTACAACACGGCCCTGCAGCCGCCGGGCATTGATCTCGTCACAGGGGGACGAGCTATGGCGGAGATGGTGCTTGAGGCGCAAGGCGCGCAGCCACTTGAGTTGGGCGCGCCTCGCGTGCGCAATGGCTTGGATGCATCCCTGGGCATCGAAGGGCTGGACCTCGTTCGCACGGACTTCGCAGTCATTGCACTGGAGCAGGTCGCACCCGACCAGGTTGTGCAGGCCCGCAGCGGCCGCCCGCTGGAGATGGGCACGCCGGAGGCTCGGCCCGGCGCAGTGACGGTGCAAGCCGTCAGCGCGCAGCCCCTGGTGCTGGGCGCGCCGGGCGCCGGCACCCGCCTCCTGGCTCAGGGCGTTCATCTATTGGAGCTCGGCATGCCTGCCGCGGGCATTCGCCTGCAGGCCAGCGCCGCCCGGCCTCTGGAGCGTGGCGTGCCGATGGTTGCTGTGGCGCTGCAAGTCGAGGGCATTGATCTGGTGCGAGCGGGCACGGCCAGCATCGCGCTACCCACCGCGCAGCTGCTGGCCGCCAGCGCCTATGTCCTGGAGTTGGGCACGCCAGGCTTGCCTTCCACAACCGTCCGCGCACGCGTCAGTTTCCCGCTGCAGCTGGGCATGCCGGCCGTGGCCAGGGAGAACACATGCTGACCTTCGCAAAATTCAGCGGCATCAACAACGTTCTGCCTGAGCACCGCCTGGGCGGTGATGCGCTGCTGGCGGCCGAGAACGTGGACATCGGGCTCACGGGCGAGGTCACACGCCGCGCCGGTCTCGCCCAGGTATCCGACCTCTGCCACAAGAACCTGCACCAAGCCCGCGGCTTCATGCTCGCCACGGTGGGCGCGCAGCTGACAGCGATCCATCCCGACGGCACGCGCCACGTCATTCACCCATCCCTTGGGCCTGAGCGGGTCTGGTACTGCAACCTTCCCGACGGCCGCACGACTTGGACAAATGGCCTGATCCAAGGTGTGACCGATGGCTTGGTCAACCAGGAGCGCAGCGTGCCCACGCCGGCGGGCCTGGGCGCGCCAGACGCGGCCTTCGGGCAGTTGCACCCGGGCCAGTACCGCTACCACCTCAGCCATGTGCGCCTGGCTGACCGGCTCGAAGGCCCGGCCATCAGCTCTGCACCCATTGAGATCGCCGACGGTGGCCTGCGCCTGGACGGTTTGCCGGTGCGCGAGGGCTACGCCTTGAACGTCTACCTCTCCGGCCAGGACGGGGAGGGTGCCTATCTGGCCGGCGTTGCCACGGGCAGCAGCTTTGAAGTCAGCGGCCCCAATTCGGCCCTCGTGCTGCCCTGTCGCACGCTGGGCGCTCAGCCGTTCCCTGTGGGCACCATCACCGCCGCGTGGCGTGGGCGCGTGCTTGTCGCCCAGGGCAATGTCCTGTGGGCCAGTCGGCCCATGGCGCCGCACCTGGCGGACTGGCGGGATTTCCGGCCCATGCCTGCGCCGATCACCGGCATCGTGTCCGTGGACGATGGCATCTATGTGGGCACGGCCGAGGATCTGGTCTTCCTGGCTGGGACCACCTTCGACCAACTGGCCTACCTGGAGCGCCAAACTGGGCCTGTCGTGCCGGGATCAGCCGTCGCGGCGCCGGGGCGCTACCTGAAGTTGGGCGATGGTGTGGGCGCAGGCCCGGCGATGGTGTGCATCGCAGGCGGCGAGATCGTGGCCGGCTTTGCGGGCGGCCAGACAGCCAGCCTCACGGCCAACCGCTTCAAGACGCCGGTGGTCGAAGTCGCTGCCACGTTCCGCGTGGTGAACGAGATCCCGCAGTACCTGGCGGTGCCGCAATGAGCATCTGGGACCCGCACACCTATAAGCCCGGCGGCGTGCCCATCGGCGCGGTGGCCCCGCCGGCGCTGCGCGTACACGGCTTGCCGGCCTCGGCCAACCAGCTTGGTATGGCTCAGGCGGCCTTTTACCGCTTCTGCATGATGGCGCGGCTGTCGGTCGTGCCCAATCCAGTGGAGGCCGGTCGGCTGCCCGACGGCACGGCCTATCGCATCGTGCGCATCGGCAACTCGACCACCATGGAGATCTGGCCGGAGGATGCGGCGAACGAGCGCGAGAGCGGGATCGGCATCACCATGGTGGACTTGCTAGGCGATCTTGTGCCGGAGCTCACGCACTCCAACGGGACGAGCCCGCAGCCCTTCATCCTCACGCCCGCAGTAGTTCCTGGCACACGCATCTGTACCGGGCGCTGGCGTGTTCGCAAGGTCAACGGATACAACGGCGGCAAGGCCGTGTTCCAGACACGCCTGCCTGACCTCTACCTCACAGGAGTGGATGGGGTATCCACCTTCTTCCAGTTGCCGCCCCCTCCGAGCTTCGATGCCTTGGGCGGCACCAACATGCGCGCCTATCGCTATGGCACCTACGGGCCTGGATTCAGTGTCTACAGCGTGCGCCGCCCCGTGGCTGAGTTTCGATCCGACGCCGAGCCACTGCCATTTTTCCGCAAGCACTCCAATGGCTCCCTTTGGATCATGCAGGCCGTGGCCAAGTTTGCAGGGGGGCCGCAGCGCATCGAGTTGTGGGGCCAGCAGTACCGCCCGCCAGGCGGCGCAGTTGGGGAGTTGGTCGCCACGTTGCCCATTCCCGGAGGCCACACCGTCAAATGGGACTCGCTGTCCTCCAGCGCAGACGGCCAACGATTGCGCGCTGTGTTCACCACGGTATTGGGCAATTTCCTGCTCGTTGATCTGGCCGTTGGCGATGCCAGTCTTTCAATTGTCACCACTTCAGAGCGCGGCTCTCGCATCGAAGGATGGGAGGTTTCCACCAACACCGGCACTGAGCTGGAGCCCAACATCACGGGCACCCGCATGGGCCCTATCTCCTTTGGCAATGCCACCTATGGCTACGACGGCAAGGGGCGGGATTTCGAGGTTCTGCTGGGTGGGGGCGGGAGGCTGGAGCACTGGACATACCGGGAGTCATTTTCGGGCGAAGTCATTGGTGTAGACCCGATCCGGGGGCCGATCACGCTTGAGAATGAGGGCCTGTTCCTGACGGGCGACTACTCGGATCCGGGGGGGCTCATCCGCATCAATGGTCACGACATCACATTCCCCAGCGTGGCGGGGCAAAGCAGTAGCGAATTGCTTGTCACGCGAACCGTCGCAGATGGCGTGACCCTCACATACGCAGCCTCCGGATTCATCCGAGACTGGGCAGAGTCGTGGCAGATGCTGCAGGTGCTGTTTTTCGATCCCACTACAGAGTTGGTGATCCAGGCTCAGAAGATTCAACGCGGCGACTATTCGGCGGTGTATGAATCCGCTCAGACATCTGACGGCAATTGGTATCCACTCGCGGTGCCATCCAGGCTGGAGGGCACGGTCTACACAAATCGTGGGGAGGTGCTCGTGCAGTGCCGGGGCCAGATCGTCGCCAGCATCGATATTTCAGATGCTGATCCCCACTATTTCGCAGTGTCGGCCGCGGTAGACCCCTGGACCGGTGCTGTCTGCGCCAATCTCATGCAGTACACGGCAGAGGACCGCCAGACGGTGCTGCGCAGCTGGATCTTTGTTGCCGACGACACCGGCGCTCGGGAACTGCACACCATCATGAAGATGCCGATGGACCACACGGCGCGCGTGCGCACCGACGAAAGCCTGATTTCCGTATGAACACCCTCGTCTGCAACACCCTGAGCGGCGCAGTGTCCGAGTACACGCGCCACGATTTCCATGCGTTGACACCGACCCATGGCGGCAGCGCCACGGGCCTATATGCCTTGGCCAGCGGTGATACCGACGACGGCCTACCCATCGTCGCCGAGCTGCGGCTGCCAGCAACCATCCGCGAGAACACGCTGAAAAAGCACCTGGAGATGGTCTATCTGTCCATGCGGGGGCGCGGCTGCGCGCAGTTCGCGGTGCTTGGGCCGAACGCGGAGCGCTGGGCCTACAGCTTCCCCCTCGCGGCCTCCGGCCAGACGCGGTGCCAGCCAGGCCGCGGCATCCGCCAGAACTACATGGGCTTCGGCCTGAGCACGCCGGCCGGCCAAACCTTCACATTGGACCGCATTGAAGTCGTGACGGTCTCGTCCAAAACCCGCCGCGTAGGAGCATGAAATGGCACTGGATCTGAATGGACCCGCAGAGATCGTCCAGGACAAGTACGAGCGCAGCATGGCGATGGCTGACGCCGCCTCCAAGGAAGTTGCGTCTTTCACGGACGATCTGAGGAACAGCCTCTATAAGCCTTCGCAGATCGACGTTCGGTGGCAGACGCTGCCTGCGCCGAACTTGCCGCCCATCCCGGATATGCCAGCGCTGCCCGATGCGACGCTTGTGGAGCCCGCCGACATGCCCGGGCCGCTGTCGGCGCAGATACGGGACGTGCCCATCGACGGGTTCGATGTGGTGCCGCCCACACTCAACTTCGGGCAGGCCCCTGTCTTGACCATCGGCCAGGCGCCGACACTGCCTCAGTTGCGGGACGTAGCCGTGCCTGATGCGCCGGATGTGGTGCTGCCTGGTGCGCCGGAATTCCTGCAGTTGCAGACGCACACGTTTGCAGGTGTGAATCTGCATGAGGACTGGCTTGCCAAGCTGGACGACATCCCCACGCTGTCCGTGCTGCAGCCCACGCCGTTCCAGTACCAGTCGGGAGCCAAGTACGCATCACAGCTGCTGGACAATCTGAAGGCCAGCCTCAATGCACGTCTGCAGGGCGGCACCGGCATCCTCCCTGCGGTCGAGCAGCAGATCTGGGATCGTGCGCGCGATCGCGAAACGGCGCTGGCGCTGGCGCGCGAGCAGGAGGTGTTGCGCGGCGCCGAAGCTCTGGGCTTTCCGCTGCCCAGTGGCGCGCTGGCGGGCCAACTGGCTGACGCGCGCCGCGAGTTCCACGACAAGCTGTCGGGCCTGTCGCGGGATGTGGCCATCAAGCAGGCCGAGATGGAGCAGCAGAACGTCAAGGACGCCATCACCCAGGCCCTGCAGTTGGAGACTACGCTGCTGGACGACGCCTACAAGCTGGAGATGCTGGCGTTCGAGACCGCCAAGACCACGGCAGACAATGCCCTGGCCGCCTTCAATGCGGCGGTCGAGCACTACAAGGCGCTGCTGGCAGGGTACCAAGCCTATGCTGCCGCCTATGACACGGTGATCCGGGCCGAGCTCAACAAGGTCGAGGTCTACAAGGCCATGCTGGCGGCCGAGCAGACCAAGGCCGACATCAACAAGTCCCTGGTGGATCGCTACCGCGCCGAGATCGACGGGCGCATGGCGGTGGTCGAGATCTACAAGGCCCGCGTGGGCGCGGCCCAGACCCTTGTCGAGCTCGAGCGCGCACGCATCCAGGCCGGGGGCGAAGAGGTCAAGGCTTTCGTGGCCACGGTCAATGCACAGACAGCACTGGTTGACATCTACAAGACCCAGGTGGGAGCTGAGACTGCGAAGGTGGACGCTTATCGTGCGCTCACGCAGGCCTATGCATCCAAGGTGGGCGCCCAGGCCGAGCAGGCACGCGTCGAGGTGGCCCGGTACCAGGCCCTGATCTCGGCCAAGGGTCTCGAATGGGACGGGTGGAAAGCTCGCCTGTCCGCCGCCACGGCGCGTGCCGAAAGCGCGGCTCGGCAGTCCGCAATCCTTGTCGACGGCTACCGCATCGGCGCAACTGCCGCTGAGGCTCAGGCGGCATCGTATGCGCGTCGATGGGAGTCCGAGATCAAGCAGTACGAAGCCGGGATGAACATCACGTACCAGGTTGCCAGGACCAACAATGATGCCGTCACCCATGCCAACGATGCGCGCATGGAGGCCGCGAAGGTGGGCCTCACTGCAAAGGCCCAGCAACTGGCCAGTGCCTTGTCGATGGTGACAGCTCAGGCCCAGATTGATGGCCGCGTCAACTGGAACTACAACGGTCAGATCTGATGTCGCCCCCGGCTAGGGTTCGCCTGTGGGCGCTCTGGCCGGGACACTGCAGGGCATGACCAAGCCGGCCAAGCTCAACTTCACGATCTACCAAGGCGCCACATTCCGGCGGCGCCTGCGCTGGCTCAACCCCGGCAAGACACCCATCGACCTGACGGGCTGCACGGCCCGCATGCAGGTGCGCGAGGAGATTGAGTCCACGGCCGCGCTGCTGGAGTTGACCACCGATAACGGGCGCATTGCCCTGGGAGGTACTGCCGGCACGGTGGACCTGCTGGTCGATGCCAGCACCACTGCCGCCATCGCCTGGACCGGCGGGGTGTTCGATCTGGAAATCGTCCACCCCAGCGGCGAGGTCACGCGCCTGGCCCAAGGCTCCTGCTGTGTGAGCCCGGAGGTCACCCGTGACTGATTTGCTGGTCGTCCAAGAGGTCGAGATCCTGGCTGAAGAGGCCCAGGACTCCGTGCTGGTCGAGCAGGTTCAAGAAACCGAGATCGTTGAGCTGGGACAGCAGGGGCCTCCTGGCCGTCCCGGCGAGCCCGGCCCTGCCGGCGGCGCATCGGTGCAGCGAACGGCCGGCACGAACCTGTCGGCCTTGCTCGCGGTGTATGAACTGAATGGCGTGGTGCGCGCGCTGGGCGCTGACGATGCGGCGCACATCGACCTGTTGCTGGGCATCACGCTGACGGCGGCCCAAGCCGGTGAGCTGGTCAATGTGCAGCGACTGGGTGCCATTGAGGACAGCGGCTGGCACTGGGTGCCGGGCCGGGTTTACCTCGGCGCCGCCGGAGCGCTGACGCAAGCGCCCCCCACAAGCGGATTCGACCTACTCATCGGCTCTGCCACATCCTCCACGCGCATCGCGCTGAATCTGCAAGACCCTATTTCACTGGAGTAAGCACCATGGCAACTCAACCCACCCAGGGCTTTTTGGCCCGTGTCTCGGGCAAGACCCGCCAACTGTTCGGCTTGGCCGTTTCTGCCGGCGCAGCGGATGCGGGTAAGCTCGTGGCCACAGGATCGGACGGGCGGCTGGACCCTTCGCTGCTGCCCGCCGGAATCGGCGCCAATACGATCATCGCGCCGGCAAGCGAGGCTATCGGTGCGGGCAAGTTCGTGAATTTCCATGCCAATGCTGGTGCGCTGAACGTGCGGCTGGCCGACAACAGCAACGGCCGCCAAGCCGATGGCTTTGTGAAGGATGCCGTGGCCTCGGCTGCAAATGCCACCGTCTACCCCCTGGACACCACGAACTCCGCGCTCACGGGCCTGACACCTGGCAGCCGTTACTGGCTGGGTACTGCTGGCGGGGTCATCACGGCGGCGCTCGACCCCACCGACACGGCCAATGCGAACAAGGTCTGCCAGGAGCTGGGCACGGCCAAAAGCGCGACCGAGCTGGTCACGGATGACCTTGGCTACGTGACCCTCTGAAATGACTGCACGGCGGCCACTTGTAAGGGTCGGCGGGCGCATTCGCCAGCTGCCCGCGGGCGACACGCTGCCCGGCGTGCGAGAGCTGCTCACGGCCGCGCGCACATACTACGTCCGCACCGATGGCAGCGACAGCAATGACGGTCTGAGCAATTCGTCGGGCGGGGCATTTGCGACAGCACAGAAGGCAATCGACGTTGTAGCGTCGCTGGATACCGGAATCTACAACGTTACATTGAGTATTTCAGCGGGGACCTTTGGCGCAATCACCCTAAAGGATCCACTTGGCTCTGGAAGTGTCACGATCAGCGGGGCTGGGGCGTCTCAAACAATTCTGGACGGAGCATCTGTAGACGCGGTGAATTGCGGTCTATCGCGCAAGTACGTGCTCTCTGCGCTGCGCATGCGCAGTAGCGGGGGCTCTGGGATCACATGCCTCGCTGGGGCAGCCGTAACGATTAGCGGCGTGGATTTTGGCTCCTGTGCTGCATATCACCTCAATATCGCTGGCGGCACACTAAACGGAGCGAGCTATTCTGTCAGTGGCGGGGCGGCTGTGCATTGGTACTGCGCAAACGGAGGGCAGATAGTTTGCGCAGGAATTACGCTGACGCTATCAGCATCAATAGCATTCACGACAGCCTTTGCTTTTTGCAATGTGGCGTCTTTCATGCGCGTGAATGCCAATACGTTTTCAGGTGCGGCGACGGGTGTTCGATACACCGTGGCGAACGGGAGCGTGATTTTCGTGTCCGGTGCTGGCGAGTCATATCTGCCCGGCAGCGCCGCCGGCAATGTTGGGGCCGGAGGCCAGTACGCATGACGAAATATCAACTCACAGGCGAGGGCTTCGTTTACCGCTGGCGCGACGACGTGCGCTCCACGATCCCGCTTTCGGACGATCCGGGTCTACCACCGAATCCCGATGCCGTGGAGTACCGCGCTTGGCTCGCTGCCGGGGGCGTGCCCCTGCCTGCAGAACTGCCGCCTGCTGAAGAGATCGCGGCGCGCCTGCGTGTGACCCTGGCTGCCGAGTACCGCAAGCGCATCCAGGTGATCGCCGCAGGCTACCCGCTGAGCGAGCGGGAGAGCTGGCCGGTCCAGACGGAAGAGGCGCGGGCACTTGAAGCGGACCCTGCTGCGGCCACGCCGTGGATCGATGCAGCAGCGCTGGCGCGCGGGCTGGACCGCCTGGTGCTGGCCGATCGCATCCGGGCCAAGGATGACGCATACCGCCAAGTGCACGGCCTGCTGACGGGCACGCGCCAGCGCATCGAGGACCAGATCGATGCGGCGGCCGACGACGCCCTGGCGCTGTCGCAGATCGATGTCGCGGCCGGCTGGCCTGCGGCCCCCGTGTAGGGTTCGCCAGCGCGGCCCGGCCCCGGAATCATCGGGGCCATGAAAACTGAAACCCTCGACACGCTCGCAACGGCAGGCAGTCGCACCACCGGCGGCGGGGCTGTCGTTGGCTTTCTCGGCTGGCTCGCCTCTTCCCAAGCCATCGGCTTGCTGGGCATCTGCATTGCGCTTCTGGGCACCTTGGTGAACTGGTACTACAGGCGGGAGGCCAGCAGGCGTGCCACTGCCAGCCGGCAAGAGGAAGCTGCCGAGCATGCGCTGCGCATGGAGCTGATGCGCAAGACTGGCATCCCGCTCCGGCCCGTGCATGACGAGCCAGACACCTCTCCAACCGACATGGGGGTGTTGTGAGCAGGGCCCCGCGCACTGCCGTCGCCGCGCTCACGGTATCGGCCGCCGGCCTGCTGGCCACGCTGGGCGTTGAGGGCTTCCGGCCTGATCCCCACATCCCGACGCAGGGCGACCGCCCGACCATCGGCCACGGCTCCACGGTCTACGAGGACGGCACGCCGGTGCAGATGTCCGATCCGCCCATCACGCGCGAGCGAGCGCTGCAGCTGGTGCGCAGCCACACATCCAAGGACGAGGCCATGTTCCGAGCCAGCTTGCCTGGCGTGGCCCTGTACCAGGCGGAATACGACCTCTACCTGGACTTCACCTACCAGTACGGCATCGGCGCCTGGCGCGCCAGCCCCATGCGCACTCGGCTGCTGGCCGGGCAGTTCGCCCCCGCCTGCCAAGCGCTGCTGGGCTATCGCTTCATGACCAGCTCCAGGAAAGAAGGGCCGGGCTGGGAGCCCTACCAGTGGGACGCGGCCGGCCGCCCGAAGCGCTGGCGCTACGACTGCAGCACGCCGGGCAATCGCATCTGCCGCGGCGTCTGGACTCGGCAGCAGGCGCGGCACGCCGCGTGTATGGAGGCCCAGCAATGAACCCGATCCTCTGGGCAATGTGGTGGTACTGGTGGAGGGGTGGCCGGTGATCCCCGCTCTCTACACCCATGTGGCCGCTGCCGCTGTGGCCGCCGTGCTGGCATGGCAGTTCCAGGGCGCGCGCCTGGGCGCCGAGCTGGCCGAGGCCCGGCTAGAAACCACCACCCAGCAACTGGCCACCAGCACGGCCCAGCGCGCGGCCGACGCCCGCGTGCGCCAGGCCGAGCAGGCCATGAACACCAAATACCAAGGAGCCCTCAATGCCGCCCGTGACCGCGAGGCGCTGCTGCGCCGTGATTTTGACCAGCTGCGCACTGTCTCTGACGGCCTGCGCGAGCAATCCGCAGATGCCGCCCGCCGACTTGCCAGCGCTCCCCCTGCTGCCGTCATTGAGTACGCCACTGCCCTCGGAGCCGTATTTGAAGACTGCCGCGCAGCGTATGGGGACATGGCAGCAGCGGCTGCAGGGCACGCAGCTGATGTCCAAACCCTCGGCGCCGCCTGGCCCGTGATCCCATCCCCGAGCCTGCCGGTCGCAGGCACCACCGCAGAAGGCAATCCATGAACACCTCTCCCATCAAACCCACAATCGGCCGCCGTGTCTGGTTCCGCCCGAGTGCTCAGTTTCTGGAGCGCAACCCAACCGTGACGCAACTGGGGTCTGGCCAGCCGATGGACGCCGGCATCGTCTATGTTCACCACGACCACATGGTGAATCTGGCCGTGTGTGACCACGTTGGCCGGACGCATATGGTGCCGAGCGTACCGCTTCTGGCCGGTCAATGGGAGCCGAGCGACGATGACTACATGGTGTGCGAATGGATGCCGTACCAGAAGGGCCAGGTGGCGAAGGCCGAAGCCGCGCCAGGCGCTATCGAATCCAAGGCCTACGGCGACGGCACAACAGCCACCGGCCCAGGCCCTCTGCCCGACCTCTCTCCGACCGAACAGTCCATCGAAGCCGAGATCCAGGCCAAGGGCAAGACAGCGGCACGGGTCACCCCGGATGACATCCAGCGGGAGATCGTGGAGGAGACCTACTTCACTGCTGCCGAAGGCCGGCACGGCCACTCGCACAAGAACCACGGCTTCCAGTACGCCGAGTTGGCGCAAAGCCCTCTCAATTTGCTGACGTTCTGTGTTTTGGAGCTGCGCAACGGCTTCACCGTCACAGGCGAGTCGGCCTGCGCGTCCCCCGAGAACTTCGACGCCGCCATCGGCCGCTGCATCGCGCGCGCGAACGCAGTGCAGAAGATCTGGCCGTTGCTGGGCTTCCGGCTGCGCGACAAGCTTGCGGCTGGCGCCTAAGCCGCAGGCGCCGGGTCAGCCGGCGCTATCGACACAACTGAGCCGTCGATTGCGACCATTTCGCCTTTCGTCGCGGGGTCGGCTTCGAGCGGCACGCCCCACATCAGACCTGGGTGCCCGCCTTTGTGCATCACATGGTCCAGGTGATACAGCTCCTCCGGGGGCAGCCGGAAGCGCTGCGGATACTTGTCGCTGCCGTGGGCCTTCCAGTGTCCCTGGAAACCCTCCACGACGCGCTGGTGGACTGTGTGCTTGGGATGTGTCGGATCGATTGCCATGGGCGGCATTGTGCCCGTGCGTCAGAACGGCGCAGGCGATCGGATGACCTCCACAGGCCCGAAGCCGCGGTACACGACATTGCCCTCAGGGTCCAGGACGATGGACCACCATGGAGCCGTGTGCACAACCCGGTAGCACTCCGGGGCCAGCGGGAGGATCTCCTGCCCACATACCGCCGCCCAGCCCGATGGCCATACCACTGTGGGGTGCAGGCAGTTCAGCGGGTCGTCATCTTCATACATGGTGGTTCGCCAGAATCTGGACCGGCCCCAGGCCGCTGTACACCAGCGCGCCGCCCGGCCCGCGCACTTCAAACCATCCGGGGTGCGCTTCCACTATCCGATAGGCCTCTGGCGGGGCTGGCAGCGGCTCAATCTCAGGCACGCCGAACCATTCGGGCATGCGGAGCAGGGCGAATTTCTGGGTTGCTTGAGGGGTGATCATCTGGACCTCCTGGAGATCGGGTTTGCATAATAACTGTACATTCATACAGTGAAAATGTCATGACCCAGGATTCAGCAGGGTTGGCAGATCTGCCAGGCCGATATCGCTCAGAGGGCTGCGCGCCCGGCAGCGAGCAGGAGCGCAAGGGCCAAGTCGAGGCCGGCTGGCGCACGACCATGCTGCGTTTGCGCTTTTGTGGCGTCTACCTGTCCGTGCCGATGTTGCGTGACATCCGCCGCGTCACGGGCCTGCTGGTCACGACCAGAGGAGGGTATGGCGATGATCGCGTGGACATCATTGATCCCGGATCGGGGGATAAGCTCACGAGAGGGATGACCCAGGTGGAAATGCTGCGAATGCGCGAGGACGGGTCCATGCTGCTGCGCGGCCAAGAATGGGATGAAGGGGGCCTGCGGCGGTGGAACCAGACTTGGCTGTGCTGCCCGGACGCTGCCGGCATTGATCCGGCGCTGCAGCTGATGCAAAGCTGGCTTGGAGGGCAGTACGCTACGGCCAAGGCTGCAATCGAGCGGCCAACCAAGAGGTGGCCCTATGTGTAA